GTAGATAAATTATTGTACGACCAGAAGACAGGTCGGCTTGTTGTATATGAGGATTTTATTTAGCTATGACTTTACTTATTGATGCTGATTGGTTGATCTACAATTCTTGCTGTGCCTGTGAACAAGACACAAGATGGAATGATTGGGAGCATACTCTTCACTCTGATGAAAGAGACATACTTAATCTGATAGAGAACAGACTAGATGTTTATAGAAGTATTGCTGACAGTAAGCATGACATAGTTATGTGCTTTACTTCTTATCCTACATTTCGACATGAGATATTTCCTGAGTACAAGATCAACAGGATAGGTAAACGTAAACCACTAGCACTTAAGAGTGTTATCAAAGAAGTAAAAGAAAGATACGAAACTGTTGCCTATGAAAACCTAGAAGGTGATGACGTACTAGGTTTGCTTGCTACCAATGGCAGATACAAAGACCCGATAATAGTTTCAGTAGATAAAGATATGAGAACACTACCATGCAAACTTATAGCTGATGATTCGATAGAACATATTACCAATAAGAAAGCAGACAGACATTGGTTTGAGATGTCGTTAGCAGGTGACGCAGGTGACGGAATACTAGGTATCAAAGGTATGGGTATGGTTACTGCTTCAAAGACTTTGGCCAGTACACCTGATACCAAAGAAGCATTATGGTCTAAGGTACAGGAGACATATACTAAGAAAGGTTATACGATTGCTGATGCTATCTTGAACGCAAGACTTACAAGAATACTACGAGAAGGAGATTATGATTACAATACAGGTGAAGTAAAACTTTGGAACCCATAAAGAAAACCCCAAGAGGAACCACACCCTTGAGGTTTTCTTAGCGTTGCAACAAGGTAACCACTCCTTGCTATCTACAGACTAACATATAATATAGATATAGCTCTTAAATTTTTGTGTCTTTACCTGTAATTACTGACGAACTTATACAAGCTTTAGATGCTGTGTTTCCTAACAGACACCCAGACCTATCACTATCAGATCGTGAAGTGTGGTATCGTGCAGGGCAAAGGTCTGTTGTTGATTACCTTATCGAACAGCAACTAAGACAAAAAGAAACTATGTTAACTAATAGAGTATTGGAGAACTAGCTATGTGTTTTGGTGGTGGTGGTGGCAGAATGTCTACACCTAAACGTGAGTTTCAAAACCGACCTGTTACTGTAACTGGTGAACAGACAGGAGTTGATAACCCCAAAGACACAGCTAAAGCAACAGAGACTTTGAAGATAAAGAGACAGAAAGAAGAAGGAACTTATGTAGACCCTAACCTTACAACTGCTGAAAAACTTACAAGAAAAAGTGGAGGTGGTTTAGGAGCAAAAGAAAAAAGTGAAAGAAGTGCTAGACTCAGATCAGGAGTCTCTAGAGGACCAAGACCAGCATCAAAAGCTCAGAAAGCTGCTGCTGCTAGAAGAGCTAGTAAATCCAAAAGGTAATTAATTATGTGTTTCAGAAGCCCAAGCCCACCAAAACTACCAGATCCAGAACCAATGGATTCTGCTATAGAACAGACTGCTAGTAAGGTTGTTGTTGGTAGTAAAAAGAAAAGCAGCAAAGATCAAAAGATGACACCGATTACAGGTCGTAAAAGATTAGGTACACAATCTTTACAAATACCTCTTCTTACTAATACTTCTAGTTATGGAAACTTAAATTATTTATAAATGGAATACTCCACACAAGGTACAACTGCAGCAGGTAGGTATGAAGCACTTGTTAGTAGTAGGTCTGTCTACGATAGAGAAGCAAAAGAATCTTCTAAGCTAACCATACCTAGTCTGATACCAGAACAGACATCAGGTACTAGAGCTAAAATCAAAACACCTTTTCAAGCAACAGGTAGTCGTGGTGTAAATTCGTTATCAAATAAATTATTAATGACTTTGCTACCACCAAGCACAGCATTTTTTAAATTGGAAATAGATGATCTTGAAATAAGAAAGCAAGGACAAGAAGCACTACAGAGTGAAATAGATAAAGGACTACGCACAATAGAAAATGCTTTGATGAATCAGATAGAAATATCTAACGATAGAGTTGCTATGTTTGAAGCTCTTAAGCATCTTGTAGTATCAGGTAATGTCTTGTTATATCTAACAGATAAAGGACTCAAAGTATATCCACTATCTAAGTTTGTTTGTAAGCGTGATGAAGTTGGTAATGTGTTAGAAATACTAATCAAAGAAACAGTACACCCACAGGCTTTACCTCTTGAGTTCTTAGAACTAATAAAAAAGAAAGAGAACTATGACGCAGACATGATGAAAGGTGACTTGGATATATATACATCTATCAAGAGAATGAATGATGACTTCTTCTGGTTTCAAGAATGTAAAGGAGAAAAGATACCAAATACAGATGGTAGATCAAAGGTTGATGTCACTCCCTTTATTCCTCTCAGGTTTATTCGGGTAGATGGAGAAGATTATGGAAGAGGATATGTAGAAGAGTATCGTGGCGACTTGATTAGCCTTGAGTCTTTGATGCAAGCAATCATAGAAGGTGCTGCTGCTAGTGCTAAGACATTATTTTTAGTCAATCCAAATGGAATTACAAGGGCAGCCACTATAGCTAAAGCACCTAATGGAGCTATACGAGAAGGTAGTGCAGCAGATATTTCTGTCATGCAAGTAGGAAAAAGTGCAGACTTCTCTGTTGCTTTTAGTGCAATACAAAGAATAGAAGCAAGACTTGAGTTTGCTTTCTTGATGGCAAGATCAGTACAACGTGACGCAGAAAGAGTAACAGCAGCAGAGATAAATCTTATGGCACAAGAATTAGAGAATAGTCTAGGTGGTATCTATAGTATCTTGACTCAAGAGTTTCAACTACCATATCTCAGAAGACGTATGCACTTGTTGGTAAGACAAGGTAAAGTTCCCAAGCTGCCTGATGAACTGGTCAAACCCAAGATAGTGACAGGACTTCAAGGACTTGGTAGAGGTAATGATAGAAACAAACTGATAGAGTTTATCGGCACTGTAGCTCAAGCATTAGGACCAGATGTGATGAGACAGTACGTAAATGTAGATGAAGCAGTGAAAAGACTAGCTACCAGTATCGGTATAGATACTGCTAACCTAGTAAAAACACAAGAAGAAATCCAAGCAGAACAACAGGCTGCTGCACAACAACAGCTTATTCAAAGTCTTGGACCTGCTGCTTTAGGTTCACGTTTACTTGATCCTAAAGTAAATGCAGAAGCAGGTTTAGCTGATGCACAGGCACAACAACTACAACAACAAGGAGGAACCCCTGATGCCAACCAAGAAGCCTAGTAAAAAAAGAGATGAAAACGGTAGGTTTACTTCTTTAAAAAACAATGAAGAAGTTTTAATTATTGAAAATCCTCAAGCTATTAAAATTAAAGAAAAAAAGAGGAAGAAGTTACATTTGTAATAAATGCTAAAATTATACATAACAGTATAATTAAATTTAATTAGTAATTGATTATGACTTCATCACAAGTACAAGTATCTGAAACACCACCAATGTCTCAACAAGATCTTGAAGGTCTTAAAGATGAGAATGGTTTGTATGCTGGTAAGTTTAAATCTGTAGAAGATTTAGCAAACAGCTACAAAGAATTAGAAGGTAAGCTTGGTTCTGGTACAGAAGAAGATCAAGTATCTGAATCAACAGAAGAAACTACAGGAGTACCAGAAGGATATGAAGACTACTACCAAGAAGATGGAACTGTAGATTACAGCTCTGTAAATGAAAACTATGGAGAAATTTTAGGAGAGATATTTAAAGAGAACAGCATTGACCCATATAAAATTAGTGCTGAGTTTCATAAAAATGAAGGAGAGATACCAGAAGAAATGTATCAATCTTTATTAGATGCAGGTCTATCTAAAAATGCTGTTGATTCATACCTTACTGGTAGAGCAGCAGAAATGGGTTATACAGAAGAAGGAGAAGGTGCAGCAGAAGAACTAGCACAGGAAGAAGTAAAAGGTATTAGAGATTCTATAGGTGGAGATGAAGCCTATGGCAAGATGGTTAGTTGGGCTTTAGATAATTTATCAAAGCCAGAAATAGAAGCTTTCAATGAAGCAACAAACACAATGTCTGGGCCACAACTAGGTATGATGGTACAAGGACTATATACTAGATACCAAAACGCTATGGGAGTTGAACCAAGTCTTTATTCTGGAAGACCTGCTGCTGGTGGACCTACACCTTACAGGTCAACAGCAGAGGTAGTAGCTGCTATGTCTGATCCTCGTTGGGAGAAAGACGTATCTTATACAGAAAATGTAAAAGCACGTTTAGCAGGTTCTAACGTATTTGGTAATTAAGGTTAGTTATGAAAAAAGGTCTTTACTACAACATCAACCAAAGAAAAAAGAAAGGGATTAGTCGTTCTCTTCTTCCTTTC